CTTGAAACTTTTGTACATTATCTACTCCTGTAAAGGAGTCGGGTTTTGTATAGTACTTGGCATAAGCAGAATGCTTTCCATCAAGTTCGCAAGACATAGTAGTATATGCAGGTCCAAAGCAAGCTGATCTGTTTACAAGCATAGGCGCAAGCCCATTGCCCAAATATGCACTACCATCATCATAATCATAGTCGATCGAAAGAGCGACCATGCCTCTGGCATCAGTAGTACATGTTGGAACATAAGTAAACTTCAACTTGTGAAATTTAAACATTTCATAAGCTTTGGCTATATTTTGAAGTCTAAGAAATCCTAGGGGTGAAATTGTACCCAAACTATTAGGAAATATCCAAGATGTCACACTAGAACCCACAAGTACTGGATTTGAGTCGAATAACTCAGAACCCTTAATTCTTATTCCTCCTGGAGTAGACCCCAAAGACGTTTTAAAGTCTTGTTGTCCATTCTGAGAGTAAGAATTAGATTGTGTTGTATTAGCATGAACATCTACGATATTGTAGACTTTTTGTTGTGATTGTTTGTTTTGTTGTGTTTGCCCAGATTTATTACGGGAGACTGCAGGCTTCGCTCCACTTTTATTTGATTTTCTTCTAACTATAGGTTTAAGACCTCCGGGTTAGTTAAACCAGAAGGAATACAAGTTTAGTGACATTTAGGTCGGTATTTAACGTCACCACTGACGAACACACAAAACATAATAATATGATATCAAAGATTACAGAAAATTCTATATTTTCAAATCAATAAAAGAAATAATATTAATCCCATAAACGAATATAATCAGTTGCTTGCGCTTCTGATTGTATAACATCTGGATTATAATTAACAACCAATCTTCTTATTCCGAACTCAAACTCCATATCTTTTGGACGGAGAGCAAAAGGGAATAATTCCTTTGGATTGTACTTTTCAGGTATCTTGGTAAAGAATTTGACCACTGAGTCACTAAGATAGTCACCGTTAATTTCTGTGACAGTATCTTTATTGTAAATCCTTTCGGATTCACGCAATGGACCAAAACCTACCATTAATTTCTTTTGATTTGAAGTTTCTCTCTTCACTACGCATTCACTTTTTAAATCTGTTTTAAAACCTACTAGATTAAAATCTAAAGTTTTCTTGATTAATTTTGCTACACACGCCTGAAAACGTGTCACATGATAATTGATACCCTCAAAGATAGGTAAACCTAGACCTCCCACTTCCCGTGGAAGGAATAGATTATATCTACCCCGATGGGTGATCTTGATCAGATCCTCTTTGTTACGAGTCATAAACTTGGCATGTGCCAGAGGCTTATTCATTGCTCCACCAACACTTTGGGTGTAAGCATCACAAAGATCAATCGCTTTATCACGCACTTCTCCTCTAGAAGCTCCTTTTTTGGAGGTTCCGGATAGAAGCCCGAAATTGCAAAAGTCAACTTTGTTAAAACGATCCTTACGGAAAGTATAACAAGTACTATTAATAGTTAAAACAGTATCGTGGATATAATTCTTACCAACTGATAGATCGAAACCAATGGAAGCAACTTCCTTTTTCCAGAGCTCATAATGCTCAGGATTGGTTCTAAATAGAATATCATCGCCATTAACGAGACAAGGGAGACCCCTGAATCCTTTGATGGCAGTACCTAGATGACGTTCTAAACTAATTTTATATGCAACCATATTAGCAATACAGAGAAAAGGAAAACTCAATGGAGAACCCATAAGTTGACCTGAGCCTTGTTTAAAACTTTGAATGACAAAATCCTTAGGATAATGAATTTCATGTTCGAACAAAGTAGTCTCTAATGCTTTAAAATAGGGAAGAGGGACATCAGAGTTATCTGAGGCCCATAAACCCATCTTGGTATACATAATTTTTAGATTATCAGTTGCGGCAGAGTAATCTCCCGAAACAAAGTGTGTGAATTCCATACCAGTCTTTTCTGCAAATTTGTTTTCTCTATCTAACATACGATAAAGATGATCTTCACGAAGAGGATCACCTGTAAGTTCAAACTGAGGGAAACTTTGCAAGTACTTGAAAAGACTTTTCTGATAAGGCTTACTCAAGAAATAATTGACAGCAGGACCTTTTGTGATAAGGCGAACCTTTAGAGGCTCAAGAATTGCAGCAACCATAGCTTTTGGTTGCAATTCGATCATTGATACGAGATCATGATCGTAAGCAGCTGGGGTGCGAACCCCACGCAATTCTTGGACTTTTCCAGGCGAAACCTCACACATTTTGTGCAAGACTGTCCCAATCCTATTACGGATTAAATTTCTATGAGCAATGCAGTACACATCATTGACGATATCAAGCACACGTGCTCGAGACCCGCCATCTGATCTTTTCTTCTCCCAACATGCGGAGTTAGATAGTTCATATTTCTTGTCTATGTTAGGATGGAAACATTTGAAGAATGCAAGGAACTCCTCTCTGTACTTTTGAGCTCTAATTTCGAAGAAATTAGTAGTATCAGGGGTTATGAGGGTATCCTTGTGTTTCAACATAGACATATGAACAAAGTCAGATCCAGCAAACTCGCATGCTCTCTTGACACCTTGAAGAAGGGTCCAGAACAATTGCAAGTTGCGATCGTAATGATGTTTACCAGAAAACATTCTTTCTTTCCACCAACGGCGTATAGCCGAGTTCCCACAGAAGGGATAACTACCAGAAGGTAAACCTTCGGGTTTGGATGGTAGATCATTTTTAAGAAAGAAAGCTAATGGATAAGCAGTGTAGTATTTAAGTACTTTAATAAAGTCAAGGTACTTAATTTTAGTGAGAGAAACAAATATAGATAAAAGTTGTGGAATATTGAACCTCAAAAATAATTTGGCATCGGCGTCAGCCATGCAATCAATAATCGCTTGTGTAGCCTTTAAGGCCGACTTCAAGTGAATAGGTTCAATTTCGAAATACAACTTTGTAGTTCCTTTCGAGCAACGTGGCGCTCTACACCCTAAAGATTCTTCTAAGGAGGCTTTTGTAGCCTCGCAGAGAGATTCTTTAAGAATAAGGTGTGAGCCGATATCACCAGCACTGGTGATCTTGCCGCGTAACAAACAATCGAG